GGCTGATCAGCACAGGGTCGAAACCTGCTACGGGACCAGTTGCTGTATCGCCACCAGTGTAACCTGTGGTTTGCAGAGTTTCGGTAAGGATCTTACCTTCTTCTGCGATTGCTTTTTCTTGGTTCTCAAGAAGTTGTGCGACAACGCCTTTCTTATAAGAGTCACCAATCTCGGGGAGAGAGTCGTGGTTAAGAACGGGTGCCCACTTTTCTTGGAGGTTTGCGAATGCCATTTTTTTCTCCGATTTAAAAAAGTAGTTTTAACAATTAATCATTTAGACCACATCTTGAGCGCATCCACGTACTTCGACATGGTGCCAGATGCAGTTTCTTCTACAAGGGTCTCGCCTTTATCTTCGGTAGGATCTGCCGCTTCAGCGACTACCTTGCGAGTAAAGTATGATTCCTTGATAGTTTCGACTTTAGTTTTAAAGTCTTCTTCAGTTTCAAACTCAACACCCTCTGCCAGAGAAGCAAGCTTCTCCTTCTGAGTCTCTGCAAGACCTGCAGCACACTCATTCACAATCTCCATTTTAATATAAGAACCCAACTGCTTATTCAGTTGGACGTTGGCGTCGATTTGCTCGTTGAGTTTAGCTTCCATCTCATCAAGCTCTCCAACCATGCCGTCAAGCAGGTTGAATTTCTCTTCGGGCACAGTCATGTTGTGCTCAATGAAGAGAGTCTTTAGTCCGTTAAAGAAAGACTCTGCCATCTCATTCTTGATACCGTGCTCAACAGCGAGGGCATTTTCCTCCATCCACTGTTTAGCAGCATAAGATAGGTAGTCGTCTACTTTTTCGGACAAGTCTGTTTTGACCTTTTCTACTTCCTCGGTGAGGGTAGATTCAAAGGCTTCCTGGAGAGCAGCAACTTCAGCGTTAACCTTAGCGGTTACTGCTGCTTCAAAGATTGTTGCTGCACGCTGTCTGAATTCTTCTGAAAGGTCTTCACCTGCGACAAGAGCGTCAACATCTTCAGCAAAGTCGTACTCGGTTTCAGCGATTGTTTCCTTCTCGCCATCTTCCGTTTCCTCCATCTTTGCGGATGCGCCGCTAGGCTTGGTGCTGGGTACTGGTGCCTTGGATACTGCAGCTGCTGCAGAAGCGCCAGCATTTTTGGTGCCCTTTGCACCTTCTTCAGAATCCGAAGTTACATCGATCACCTTCTTAGCGCCACCCTTAGAGGTGTCGATTTTCTCACCAGGCTTAGCATTTTTGGTGACGGGATCAGAACCTTCGGTCACTGTTTCCATATTATCTAACTCTTTGTCGAGGGATTCAGACATTTGATCTACTCCGTTTAGCATTTGTTTGTCTATGTTTATTTATAAATTAGAGACTCTTTAAAAAGGCAGCAAACGCGGAGACTTTGCGCTCCTGCAAATTAATAAGAGTTGCTTCGTCGATTTGAGTTTTGATTTGAGCAACTTGTGCCTCTTTGAGGATTCCGTTATCCCAAACCCACTCTTTTCCTTCCATAATTCCATCGACAAAAGCATCGGGAGCAGAAGGATCTGCTACAATATCGGCAGCAGTAGCGAGCATGAAGTCATCTGCGACAACATTACAACCTTCTTTTTTGATTAGTGATCCCATGCCTCTAGAAGAGACACCGAGTTTCACACCTTCATCGAGAAGATTTTTTGCAATGTTACCCATAGGAGTGTCAAGCAGTTTTGCTTTACCCAGGAAGTTATTACCTTCCTGTTGCAAACCGACAATTCTGTGGGAGACGCGATCTAGATTGATCGAAGGACCATCAGGATGACCCAACTCACCGAGAGCACGACCTTTTTGAATGTAACTCTCGTCATATTTAGCAACTTCTCGTGCTAAAGTTTTGACGGGATACATTCTGCCATTGCGGTTTTTTACTTCCGCTTGCAGAAAGATACCTTCAATGAAGTGCGACTTCTTACCATCGCTTTCTTCGGTAAGAAAATCTACGTTAAGAATCTCTTCACTGATCAGTTTCATTAGTCGTTTCCTCTTCTGGTTGGTCTGTGGTTTCTACTTCATCTGTTGGAGGTTCATGAGGTTGTCGCTCATCTACCTCAACATCCTCAGGACTTTCGGTGCTATCTGGTAGAGAATTTTCAATCTCATCAGCAGCATCCTGAGCGGTATCATCTAGATCAAAACCCATACTCTTAGCAAAATCCAACTTTCTTTGTTGGATTAACTCATAACTTTTTGCGGAGATTGCATCTTTGACTGCATCTAAAGCAGATGCTTTATCGTCTCCGTAGATTTTATCTACGATCTCCTTGGCAACTTCAGAAGGCATAATAATTTAAATCAGGTGTAGTTATTTATTATTTAGAATTCAGCACGTTTCACATCTGCGGAATCAGGACCCTCTGCTTCTGCAGGAGGTGCTACTTCTGCAGGTTGCCCTGCTGCGGGATCGCCAGCAGCCATAGCGGGATCCATTTCTGCCATAGGATCAGCAATAACACCTGATTCCATTTCAGATTCGATTTGTTTGTCAATTTCTTTGATCTCCTGGTCAGTTTGCTTAAGGACCTGACGGCGCATATATTCAACAGAGAAATACTTGCCAACAAAGGGATCCATTGCTGCAACTTGATTCATTCTTTCGTTGCGGATTTCAATTTCCTTCAATTCAGCGAAGTAGTTGTCCGCAACATAATCAAACTGCACATGATTTTTCATCTCTTCCCACTCTTCAAGAGTGATAATACCCTTGAGAACTAATTGAGTTTTCAGAAGGTCGAGGAATAATTCACCAAAACGTTTGCGAAGACGAGCAACAAACTTTTGGAATTTAACTTCATCACGAGTAATCTCAGCAGCACGACCGATATTGAAAGTCGTTTCTGTTTCTAAACGAGATGAAGGAACGTTTAGTGCTTTGTAGAGTTTCTTTTGGAAGTATTTGACATCCTCAAGTTCTCCAAGATTCTGTCCACCTGGGAGCGTAGTGATCTCAGTTCCTCTACCGCCTTCCCTTCTGGGTAACCAGAAGTCTTCAAGCATCGACATGAATTTTTTGTCGTCTTTGATTTCGCCTGTGTTTGCATCATATACAAGTTTATTTCTATAGCGTCCCATAACTTCGCGGAGATATTGCTCTGCTTTATTCTTGGGAAGATTGCCAACATCAATGTAGAAGATACGACGCTCAGGTGCTCTACTCAAACGGTAGATAACCAGAGAATCTTCAATCATTCTCAGTTGGTTGACTGCCTTAATTGCCTTATGCAGATGACTAAGAGTCATGTTTTTGTTAAGGTCTTGGATGCCAGAATGCACATAGCAGATAGAATCTGGAGCAATCTTAAGACCTTGATTAGTAGCATTCTTTAGACCCTTAGGATCATACAAGAAGTAGTCCGCACTCTTTGCAGTCAGAGCATCATTTAAAGTTGCACCACGAAGTTGCTCTGGTTTTTTCTTTTCATGCTCAGTGATCTTGCGGATCTTACGAGGATCGATATATCTTAATTCGATCAGACCATCACGAGGACTTTCTGGATTAATTACCTTATGGTAAAATAATCTTCCATCAACATACCAACGACGGAAGATTTCGTATGAGCGATTTTCAAAGTCTAACAGACGGAGAATCTCGTCAAACTCCTCACGCATTAATTTTTTAATTTTATCCGATACCTTTAAGTTAGATAGTTCTAACTCTACAGGCACATCATCAAAATTACCACAAATTGTCTCATTGACGATATCGTCAACTGCACTATCGCACTCTGGTTGCA